CTACTGCCCATATGTTCCTTTGCAAATGGTTCGTGCAGTTGACACTGGTACATTCCAACCAAAGATTGGTTTCAAGACTCGCTACGGCATTGTTGCAAACCCATTCGCAGAAGGCACTTCAAAAGGTGCTGGTGCATTGACTGGTTTGTCTAACAACTACTATAGAGCTTTCAAAATCACAAATATAATGTAATCTAAAAGTCACCGTTAAGAGTGACACTTTAAAGAGACCTCCCACAAAGAGGTCTCTTTTTTTTGGTGCATAAATACACATATGACAGCTACTAATAGAAACCCCAATAATCAAAACTTTCTACAACCGAATAAGTTTATTATGAACTTTGCTCGGGCGCCAAGTATTCAATACTTCTGCCAGTCAGTAAGTGTTCCTGGTATTTCATTATCTGAGATTCCACAAAATACACCATTCGTTGATGTGTATGTTCCAGGTGAGAAAGCAATTTATGACTTACTCAATATTACCTTTATTATTGATGAAGAGTTAAAAGGTTGGATGGAAATACACGATTGGATTCGTGCAATGACTTTCCCTAAAGAATTTTCTGAATATCAGAATCTTGGTAATCTTAGTAGACAAGCTTCTGCGGCCTTAGCGACAACAAGAAAACCGCAATACTCTGATGCGGCAATTACAATTCTATCATCCTCTAATACACCGTATTACAGATACAAATTGTATGATTGTTTTCCTACATCATTATCTACCTACATCATGGGTGCAAATGATTCACCTGATACAACAATGAGTGCAGATGCCACTTTTAGGTACAGTTACTACGATATAGAAAAATTATTTTAAAAGGCTTGACAAACATTCCCTTTTAGTGTATCCTCTTTTAAATAAAGGAGGCATTTTACCATGAAACAACTTGATGATTTACTTGAGATGTGGCGTGCCGATTCTGAGATAGACAGAACAGAACCAGGCAAAGAGCTAATCAACATTCCAAAACTACATAGCAAATACTTGAATATACTTTCAAGGCATCGGCTGTTGTCTAAAGAATCTGAGTTCAAGTATAACAAAATGAAACGATTGAAATGGGAATACTATACAGGTAAATTGGATGATGACCAATTAAAACAGTATAATTGGGAACCATTTCCATATGTGTTGAAATCTGAACTCACTACATACTTAGAGAGTGATGATGATATCAATAAACATCTTGCAAGCAAAATGATGCATGATGAAATTGTTGATGTGTGTCAGAGTATATTAAAAGAATTGAACAGTAGAGTGTGGGAAATTAGGTCATTTATAGATTGGGAACGGTTTATTCAAGGTGTTTGATTTAATTTTACATAAAAAAAATGAAGCATATATTCAATTTGAGTGTGATAGAGGTATTGCACAAGAGTTGTCAGATTACTTTTGCTTTTTTGTTCCAGGTCATCAATTCACACCTGCATATAAATCTAGAATTTGGGATGGTAAGATTAGGTTAGCAGACCTAAGAAGTTTTACCATCTATCATGGTCTTGTTCCTTACATTGAAATTTTTTGTAAGGAAAGAGATTATACATTAGAGATTGATTCTGATGTATCAGTCACACAAAACTTTTCATTAGTTGAAGCAAAAGAATTTGTTGACACACTTAAATTGCCACATGAGATTAGAGACTATCAGTTAAAGTCTTTTGTACAGGCAATTAGAAATAAAAGAATGTTGTTGTTATCACCAACGGCATCAGGCAAATCTCTTGTATTGTATTGTATCATTCGCTATTTGCAAATAGAAAATGGAAGAGGTTTGTTAATTGTACCCACAACTTCATTAGTCGAGCAAATGTATAAAGACTTTGAAGATTATGGTTACGATTCAGAGCAATACTGTCACCGTCAATATTCTGGTAAAGATAAACATACAAATAAGTTTCTTACCATTACTACTTGGCAATCAATTTATAAAAACCCTGGCGAATACTTTGAACAATTTGATTTTGTTCTTGGTGATGAAGCACATCAATTTAAAGCAAAGTCTCTGACTACTATTCTTTCTGGTTGTGTAAATGCTAAATATAGAATAGGTACAACAGGTACTTTAGATGGTACTCAAACACATAAACTTGTATTAGAAGGTTTGTTTGGTCCTGTTTACAAAGCAACATCTACTGCTGATTTGATTGATAAAGGTCAACTCGCATCATTTAAAATTAAATGCCTTATACTTAAACATCCAGAGAGTGTGTGTAAGATGGCAAGGTCTTGGGACTATAACCAAGAACTAGAATACATAGTTATGAATACTGCAAGAAATAATTTCATTAAAAATCTTGCACTATCTCTTAATGGTAACACTCTCATTCTATTTCAATTTGTGGAAAAACATGGTAAAGATTTATATGCAAACATTAAAGAACATGCTAAGAATAGACATGTGTTTTTTGTATTTGGTGGCACAGATGTTGAGATTCGGGAATCAGTTAGGGCTATTACTGAGAAAGAAAGAGATGCTATCATTGTTGCTTCATATGGTACTTTCTCTACTGGCGTTAATATCCGCAACTTGCATAATATTATATTTGCCTCCCCAAGCAAGTCCAGAATTCGCAATCTTCAATCTATTGGTCGAGGATTAAGAATTGGAGATAACAAAGATGAGGCAGTCCTATTTGATATATCAGATGACTTTAGAATAGGCAAATATACCAATTACACCTTGAAACATTTTGTGGATCGTGTTAGAATATATGATGACGAAAAATTTAAATACAAATTCTATAATATCGAACTCAAAGATGAATAATCTATTCGAAGGTGTCCGCATAGTCCGTTTACAAAGCGGTGAGGACATTATTGCTGGTTACTCAGGCAATACAAACACTAATGTTGTTGTGTTGGATAATCCAATGCATCTTATCTTTAAACGAACATCTCAAGGTACTGTTATGATGATGTTACCTTGGTTGCCTATTGAATTGATTAAAGATAACATTGCAACCGTTCTTTCTGGTGACATACTTACTATCGTTGAACCTAAGGATGATTTGAAAGAATACTACCACAATGTTATCAATACTACTCAAATGAAAATGTTAAAAGATAATACACTTAGTCAAAATCTAAGAGAGGCATCAGATGAACAAGAGGATGATTATGAAGAAGATGAAGACCCTGAGGGTGACTTAACAAAGGAAGATGTTGTTGAGATTATCAAAAGAAAGAAGTCTAACAGACTGCACTAGCAGCTAATATCATTCTCAAACAGGACACCGCCACTATAACACTTGTCAAGAACAAAAAGAGGTAAATATGAATGAATATGTGAAAGCATTCCAAAAACAGAAATATACATTAGTTAAGAATTTTATTCCAAAAGATACAGCAGAGTACCTGTTTAACTATCTTAGATTGAGTACACACATTGCCGTTGCAACAGGAACAGCAAAACCAGACCCACAAGTGCCAATGGGATTTCATGCTAAACATGGTGACATGGCAATGGAAACATTGATGAAGATGATGAAACCTAAAATGGAAGAAGTCACAGGTTTAGAATTGTGGCCTACTTACACTTATACTAGATTGTATAAATCTGGTGATGACTTGAAAAAACATAAAGACAGACCATCCTGTGAGATATCAATTACTTTGAAACTTGCTGATACAGGCGGGTACAATTGGCCAATATGGATGGTAGATACACCATATTCGCTTGACATTGGCGATGCAGTAGTGTATCGTGGCTGTGAGTTAGAGCATTGGCGTGATGTGTGTGAAGGTCCTAATGATTATAGAATGGGACAAGTATTCATGCATTATGTAGATAAGAACGGTCCGTATGCTGACCACAAATATGATAAACGGCAATGGATTGCTAAATTCTACGAAAGTGAAATATAATAAAATGAATGAAAAGAAACCAAGACACTATGTAAACAATGCTGATTTTCTGGAGGCTCTAATAGAGTATAAAGAAGACTGTGATGTTGCCAAAGCAGCCGGCAAAGAAGACCCACAAATTCCAAATTATATTGGAGAGTGTTTTCTAAAAATTGCAGAACATCTTTCAAGGAAACCTAACTTCATATCATACTCATTCAGAGATGAAATGATTGCCGATGGTATTGAAAACTGCCTAATGTATTTTAGGAACTTTGATCCAACTAAGTCAAAAAATCCATTTGCATACTTTACCCAAATCATTTACTATGCCTTTCTCCGTAGAATTATGAAAGAGAAGAAACAACTGTATGTTAAGTACAAGGCAACAGAGCAGTTTGGTTTGCTTGGTGAAAATGAAATGTTTGAAGACTCAGACGGCAACATGAAACAGTTTCAACTGTACGATAACATCTCCGAGTTCATTCATACCTTTGAAGAAGCAAAGAAAAAGAAAAAAGAAGGCAAGACTAAAGGTGTTGAAAAGTTCTTAGAACAATTGCCTTAAAATGCTTGACAACCCCATCAATATAAGTTATACTAAGAGACTATGAAAATTGCTTTGGTTAATGATACTCACTTTGGTGCAAGAGGTGATAGTGCAACATTTAATGATTTCTTTTTTAAATTTTGGGAAGGCACATTCTTTCCTTATCTAAAAGAACACGACATTAAAACACTCGTTCATTTGGGTGATGTTGTTGACCGTAGAAAGTTTATCAATCATAATATTGCATCTGATTTTCAAAATCGATTTATGAAACGACTGTGGTCAGAAGGTATTGATACCCATATTATGATTGGCAATCACGACACCTATTATAAGAACACAAACAAAGTAAATGCAATTCATAATCTTTGTTCAACTTATGACGGTGTACATGAACCATTCATCTACA